TTGAGTCCAAGTTCCGCTTGTAGTCGCAGCACCGTAACCGCCTCCGTATATACCTCTAGTACCATTTCCAACAGCAGCGAATCTAGCTGAATAAAAAGTAGAGTCGCCAAAATCAGAGGCGTTTCCTGTAGTAGCGGACGCAAAGTAATCTATATCGTTAACATAACTTGTGGGCCAAGATGCCCCACTTATCGTTCCTTTTTTATGCACAACCCTTGATTGATTACTCGCAGATGCCCCACTGTTGCTTATTCCTGTTAAATCACCAAAATCAGCGCCGTTTCCGGGGGTTGTGATGGTGATATACTGTATTTCATTAAGATACCCTGCTGGACTGGGAGCTGACCCACCTACAAAAAATCCTCTAATGCCACCCCAAGACGGGCCAGAGCTAGGATAATCAGTATTTAAAGATATTTCTTTAAACTCACTGTTTATGTAAACCATTACTTTATTGTTAGAGCTATCCCACCAGATAGCCCCGTTTTTAGGGCTACTTGGCTCTGTTCCTGACGATGTGTAAGAATAAGTATTTAAAGTGCTTAAAGCAGATCCACTAGAATGCGTAGGGCTGACAGGAAAGTTAGGCTTACCTGTACCCGCTAAATTTACAACTGCGTCTACTTTAATTTCAGGCATTAAACTACAACCCACCTAACTCCTGAAGGAACTGTTACTGTTATACCGTTGTTTACTGTTATTGGCCCTGCACTCATAGCATTGTGGCTTGCTGTTATCGAATAGTTGGTTGTCACAGCCTGATCGTTCTCATAGAAAACTTCGTCACTACCGCCACCTGTGGCTCCACCACCCGCTGCTGATATTGTGGAGAAGCTAAGAACACCGCTACCGTTAGTTACAAGAGCCTGTCCATTGCTACCGTCTGCTACAGGATGGCTAATTCCATCGATAACAACTTTACCAGATCCATTAGGTGTAATTGATATGTTTGCATTTGCGCCATCAGCGATAGTTACCGTTCCAGAGTTTGTCCCTGAGTTAGTATTTAGAGTTAAATCTCCAGTACCTTGTGTGGTAATCGTTGCATTGGCGTTGTTGTCGCCAACCATCACTGTATCAGCACCTAAGTTAACATCACCAGTGCCGTGAGGAATAATGTCTATGTTAGCATTGGATGTTGAGACAATATCATTACCATTGACATCTAAGTTGCCACCTAACTGTGGAGAGGTGTCATCTACTACATCAGTAATTCCTGAACCAGAAAGTGAGCCAACAGACGCAAACGCTAGGTTACCAGAGCCATCTGTCTTTAAGACATGTCCTGCGCTACCATCCGCTGTTGGATGAGAAAGCCCATCAAGGATAACTTTACCAGAACCGTTTGGCGTAATTGCAATGTTGCCGTTTGACACTGATACGATTGAGTTGCCGTTTACATCAAGACTGCCACCTAGTTGAGGGCTAGTATCCTCGACTACATTTGAGTTACCATATGCGGTCTTTACCGTACCGCCCATATTACTATGGTTAGGGCAATAGGTATAAAGGGTATCTGCTACGTCTTGTTCTAACGTAACTTCTACATAAGCTCCTGTACTACCTGCAGTGCCTACTGTCGTAATTCCTGTGGTAAATTGTGATCCACTAGCATGTGTACCATTTGAAGTTGTTGAAAATCTTAATGGGTGACCGCTGTTTGAGCTATCACTGTTGTCAAAACGATATGTGATGCCCTTAGAAAGTGATATGGTTTGCTGAGATGTACCATCGATTACATACTTGCCGCCCGCTACAGTTACCGTAATTGTTGCAACTGCTGCTTTACCTGAAGTGTTAATACTTGGAGCAAACTTTGCTAAATTTCTGTTTATAGTCATGTCAAATTCCTAAATAGCATATTGTTGAACTTGCAAGATATCGCCCAACGAAGCACCTGAAGCTAAGGTCACCGCTGATGCGCTTATCGAATAATCCGTTGTTGGCAGTAAAAGTATACCGTTTAGATACACTGCAGACTTGTTTGTGTTATAAGTTCCAGAAAACGCAGTTTGGTTTGCTGTCGCCGTAAAAGATGTTGTCGAGTAGTTAGCTGATGCCCCACCATACTCCACAACCTCAACAATGTCACCTACCGTTGCACCAGAAGCTAAGACTACTGACGTTCCGTTTGTGGCTGTAAAGTCTGCACTGTTAAGCTTGGCTCCGTTCATAAACACGAGGATGTTTCCAACTGTGTAATTAACGGTAAATGTTGTCTGGTTTGCAGTAGCGGTGAAACTAGTAAAGTTGTGAGCAGCACCAGATAAGGTTAGGTCTTCAGCACTAGGGCTGATAAACAGAACCGCGCTACCCGATAGGTTTAGTAACGATCCTGTTGAACTGGATGATAGTACCCTTGTTAGGGTAGTACCTGAATGTGTGTATACACCTTGTCCTATCTCAAAAGCATTCCCATCCTCTATAACGTATCTGACGGTATCCCCATTAGAGATACCGCCATCAGCAAAAGTCTGAAAACCTGCTTCCGCAGAACCAAGGGTCACAGTTCCGCCTGTGCCTGTGGTCGATGTACTTACCTTAACTCGATCTGCAAATTTTACCACAGTAAGGCTCCATTAGGCTATGCGAATGATAGCGTTAGAAGCATCCGCTGCAGGGAACTGAATAGTAAAGTCACCTGCTGTAGAGGTCTTGTCAGAACCAAAGTCTAATACGACCACTGTGTCCGTTGTGCCTGATCCACTACCTGTTGTGGTATTGTAGATTAAAGCACCGCGAGCAGTCACGGTTGCATTTGTAAATGTAAGGTCACTAAAGTCAGTCAACGCTGTTGTGCTACTTACTGATGGATCTACTCTTGTTAGAGTGCCACCACCTGCAGAATACCCAGACCCACTTACCTCGTTAGAAGTAGTGTAGGCAGTTGTAGCTGCATTAAAAGAGGCGCTGTTTGTATACATTGCTAACTTGAATGTATCACCCCCTGAGTTTTTAAAGTTATGCGCTCCCTCAAGAAGTTCTTGCTTGAAGGATGTACACATAAAGTTGCCAGAAAACGCCATATCATAATCTCCTTATAAGCTCGGCAAGTTTAGGATGCCCTGCATCTTTCAAGGCATTATACACGGTTGTGCGGTCACTGCGAATAGCTTCTCGCATATAAAACGCAACCACTTTTTCCATGTGCTTTTTGAAGGCTTGTGCCTGATCTCGGATAGCAGGGTGTGTACTGTCAGAAACACTTATAAGTTTCTCTACACAACGCTCCGATACCTCATCAGGTGTAAACCCTCTATTCTCTGTAGTCTGTATGTTAACTACTGGTTCTTTCGGTATATCTACATTAAATTTAAACATTGTTCTCGTCTTTGCTGTATCCCTCTTCGCCATCTCTATAACCGTCTTGTTGCAGTAAGCCACCCACTTTAGTAAAGGCTTGCATAGCGAGTTGATGTTGTTTTCTGTACTCGTTCATAAGATCTGTATCGCCCTTCATAAACGAATATGCTTCTAGTAATGAGCCGTAAAGCAAAGCTGTTTCGGCATTGTCACCTAACCACGTTGTACCTGCTGAAACAATAGATGGTGGATCGTAATAGTAGTTTATTTGAGCTAAATATGCAGCATCTGGCGTTGGCGCTAATATAAAAAACCCCGGTGAAGTAGTGGTTCCTCCCACAAACTGACCATAATACTTAGGCAAACCAGTATCTCCTGCAGGATAAGCTTCCTTCATGTAAGTAACATTTTTATTTAGAAGATAGCTATAATTACCACTGCCATCTGTGATTGCTATGGAGTAAACTGCGATCATATCTGTTGGTCTAGCGAGATACTGAGAGTTGGCGACAGTGCTACCAGTAGAAGCCTTTCGAAGCTCTGGAATAAGAACCTGACGAAGTATCTTCTCCTCTGCCTGTCTTACAAACGTAGGAATATTAGCCACAAAAGAAGTTTCTGTGTTCTCTGTGTAGTCCTGTATAGCCTGTGTTAACTCTGTATAGTTCATTTGAACTTATCCGTTTCTGCTAAATTTGCCGCCTCTAACAGCCTTACCCATACCGCCACATGTACCACCGTGCTTCATAGGAACTGGTTCTTGCGCTCGCATCTGCTTCTTTTTCTTTTGTTGTTTTGCAAGCATACCCGCAGGGCTAAAACCTGCACTTGCTAGTTTACCAAAAGCTCCTTCACCCGAAATCATTCCATATAATGGACTGATACTACCAAGAATTTTACTGCCACCCTTTTTCTTAACAACTTTTTTCTTAGGTGGTCTTCCTCTTTTTGAACCGTATGTTCCAACTCCTTGAGGCATAATATTATCCTTTCTTCTTTCGAAAAAGTTCAATTGAACTTATTTTAACATGTTTAAATTTCCAAATCTACCGTTAAGGTGTATTCGCTTGGCCTCCCATACCACTGTGGTTAGTGCAATAGTAGTATAGAGTTGGTGCGCCTGAAGCTACTACGATCTGAGTATACGCGCCCGCATTTCCGGGGGTTCCTACAGTTGTAACGCCTGTTGTGTACTCTGACCCACTGCCATGAGTGCCATCTGAAGCCGTTGAAAACCTTAGTGGGTGACCGCTATTGCTCGAATCTGATTGATCAAATATGTAGGTACTTCCTTCGCTAAGATTTCCTGTAGGTGCTTCAACGCCATCTATAAAGTATTTATTTCCGCCACTAGACCCTGTAGCTACAGTAACCGCGAAAGATTGTGCTACATTGGTAGATATAGTAGCTACGCCTGTAGTTCCTACAGCAGAAACACCATTTGGAAACGCAGTTATTTCTGCGCCTATTATGGTAACTGTACCAACTCCACCCGCAGCAGCATTTGGAGCATTTAAGTTTGCGGTATATGTATTAGCCACAACAGATCCAACAGAAGATGAGGCTGAAGAACCTGTAACATTCACCACGCCCTCATTAAAACTTATGGCAACTCTACCAACAGCTCCTGTCATAAATTGAGCAGGGTTCCATACAGGAGAAAACCCAAACAACTGTCTGCTTTCTTCTAAAGACCTATCTGGCCTAGCGTGTGCAAGACTTTGAGGATCAAATATTCTGACCCTGCCCAAAAAGTTTTGAGGATGATCGCCATCAGCAACATCCCGACCAACTCTTAGTCCAGTCTTTACGCCATTCTTAAACTCATCAACAAGCTCATTCAGCGGATATCTGAAGCCTGTCCTGTCACAGAAGCCGAAAGCATATTTACTTCTAGCAGTTGTCATCCACCACCTAACATAAATGTATTGTACGGCACAAATTTGATTGATGCTGTTTCAGCATCTTCACCTGCCGCAAGCTCAAACTGATATTCATATTCTTGCTTTAAAGGAACAACTCTGGCTATTGCTTCTGGTTTTTTCATAGCTATTTGATACGCAAGACCTGCAACAAGGCACGGAACAAACCTAGGCGGTATAGCCGCTGTTGTACCAACGCCCGTTGCCAATCCATCTATTCCTTTTAAACGGTGAAAAGCCAAAATATAATCGGTGTCAGGAACGGGCCAAAGTGTTACTTTTGTTTCTGTAGCCAGTCTTTGAACAAATATTTGACTAGGCTTACCCTGTGTATTTTTATTAGATTGAGCTGCGTAAGTAGACACAGATATGCGTTGCAATGCTGCATCAACTTGATTTGTTCCTGTCCCAGTCCTTATTTGATGCTCGATTACATCTATAGTGTCTACGGGCATAGAGTAGGTTGCTGTACCTGAGCTTAAACTTAAAACACCTGAATCAACCGTAAAAAGATTTAGACCTCTATTCTGCCATTCAAGCAACATAATATTAAGGCTACGCCTCGCTGTTCGAAGATCGTAACCTGTGTTTAGCTCTAGACCTGCACGTTCATAAGCTTCTTCAAATATGTCAGGTAAATCTGGTGTAACGACTGCCATTTTATCCTACCGTTTCTTGGCTTTAGAGTTTCTAGGGAAACTTCTGTTTTTAGCTTTTGTTTTCATCGTAAGGTTTTTTCTAGAGTTATCACGAGGATTTCCGTTCTTGTGATCAACATCTTTTCCATCACCTTTTTTTGCCTTACCTGCTTTAACCATCTTAGATCGTGCCGTGTTTCGAGATGCCCTCTTTTTCTTCTGTGTAGAAGATTTGTGGTAGCTATCGTATTCTTTTCGATAATTGCGGGGCATTGCTATCTATACCCTTTCGTTTTCTTTGCTATCTTTTTGGGTTGAGCCACATGTTGCTTACCTGCCTTCTTGCCTTTTCTCTTAGCACGGGAGGTAGCCGCATATTCGGCAGGGCTAAGGGATTTTATGGCTGCAGAAGGCAGGTATCTCTCACCAGTAGCCTTACGACCTTGCGTAGATGGCTTACCGCTTTTGGTACGCCATTTCTGCTTAGTCCAGTTCTTAAGGCTTCTTTGTGACTTTTTTAATGGCATTAGTTTTTGTAACCCCCACCTGCCTTTTTATAGGCCTTTGCTAACATTTGAGCTTTTCTGGCTGACCATTGACCTGAAGCGCCACCCTTGTTACCTGCTTTTATTCTATTGAATATACGTTTACGCTTTGAGGGCTGTGTATAATTACCTGCCTCATTGACACGACTTTTAGGCTTACCGCCCTTTTCCATACGGACAATTTGCAAATCCTTTGCATCGTTGCCTGTAGATTTAAAGTTCATCTTATTACACCTTTGGTTTTACCCCTAATAGCAGCACCATCTATTCTACCACCCTTAGCAGTCTTATATACCCTCGTATTTTTGGGTGGCGTTTTTTTCTTTTCTAAACGCTTTTCAGCTTCAGGAGAAATGTTTCTCATTCTAACGCCATCACCTGAAATGTTTCTCATTCTTTTGCCGTATTTTTTTCTAGACTCATCCATAAGTTTTTCGGTATCAGATTTTGGTTTTTGTTTTGGTTTATATTTTTCACCTTTAGGAGGCACATTTGCTCTTCCACCACCCTCTTCAAACATTCCCATTTTCTTTAGACTTTTTACATATTTTTTAGATTTACGTCTGTCTAAAGCATTCGCAGCCGCTTTTATTGTTGTGAATAGTGGACTAGGCAACATGTTCTTTGCGGGAACAATTTTTTTATTTTTAGGTCGTTTAGCCATTATAGAAACCTTCCTGCTACAGCCGCTGCAATGATTAAAACAGCAATGCCCCACAGCCGCATATCAAGGCGTTCAAGCTGTTTTTCAATACGCTCAAAACGTCTGTCTGACTCTTTTTCATGTTTTTCCATGATCGTTAATACGTCTTGCGCTTTCATCAACATTTCCATCTTTTTCTAGCCTGTCTTAGGCGACTGTTTGGATCTTTTGCTGCTTTTGGAAACTGCTTCATCTGACCTGCAGATCTGGCGCAATAAGACTTACGTCTTTTCGCAGCCTTGCTACCTTTTTTAACTGCGCCAGTCACAGCGGTTTTAAGCTTAGAACCGGGGTTATCCCTACGATACTTAGCCACACCTTTAGAAGTCATACCCGCACCTTTTTTGGTGGGGCGTTTATGCCCCCCCTTGATGGAGTGACCCTTCATAGTTCCTTTGCGAGCAGCCATAACATTAATTAAAGAATACTGTTATAGCCGTTAGTGCCGTAGCGGTAGCTACATGAATATCACTAACTCTAATTCCATCATCTGGAATATTAACGGCATGAACGTCAGAAGCTTTTAGATCTAAATCTAGAACTGTAGCCCCACCGTTACCATCTGAGATAGTTAATCGAGGTGTACCCGATCCTGATAAAACATGTATCTGCCGTATGCGAGCAGGGCCAACCGCGAGTGAGCCTGTTCCTGTGACACGCTTTGCCTTTACATCACTAGACATAGCTTACCCTTTCTTCTTAGGGCGACCGCGCTTTTTAACAGGTGATTCTTCCCATGCCTCATTTACATCAGGTGTGGAGGGATCATCTGCTTTAAGCGTTCCATCGCTGTTTCTTGCGCGAACTTTGTTAGTCCATACTTTTAGTGGGTTTCCATCTGGATCTAACCCACGAGCCGCCAGTTCTTCAGCACTTGGTGGTGAAAATCTACTCATAATTCACCTATGAAGCTGAAATGGTTGCGCCTGTATCGGAACGCTTCCAGTTTGTTCCATCAGAGAAAGCCAAGATAGCAGCACCTGCAGCGCCATTTGAAATATACGCTATAGTACCTGCACCTGCTGTAGCAGCGGAAGGCGCGGCTGCAACTGTGTAGCCTGTTAATGTGATAAGACCAACAAATCCATCAGAAGATGTCACTGGGCCTGAAAATGTAGTTGATGCCATAATAAATACCCCTTGCACAAGGTTTTGCCTAGCAGTCTGTGCAACGTCAGGTCGGGGAGTGTCCTGTCTGCAAGGCTAATGTTGCCCCTAAAAAGATCATAACATAGTTTTTTAAAAAAGAAAGGGGCAACTCCTCATACAAAGTTGCCCCTAACACACTGGGAGAAGTATGTATTCCTAAACCGGAACAATTCTCCTATATCATAGTTTAGGCTCCGGGGGAACCAAACATTCCTAATGGATCTGATACACCAAAAGAATAACGCTCACGAGCTTTGTAGCGAACATTACCTGTATCGAAATCTCCATCCATAGATGTTGCCATAGTGGTACGCTCGAAATGCTTCATACCATTTGGAATATCTGTTGTGATGAAGAACGCATCTGTGTCCGTTAGATAGTGATTCACACGGTAGCCTTCAGGGATTGATCCATTTGAACGCAATGCGTTTGTATCATTATCCGCTGTACCAGTGCGAAGCTCTGTCTGTAGCAGTCTTGTTGCCACGAACATTAGCGCAGGTGGAACGATTAACTTACGAGGGCGAGCCGCGATCAATAATCCACGTTCATCTGTGAACGCTGAAATATCAATAACTGCTTGCTCTAGTGAGGTTTCGTTCAGGTCTGCATTTACTGCAAGCCTGTTTGCGTTTGTACCGCCACCGACAGTTGGGTGTGCAGTGCTAAACAATGTAACGCCATCACCTGAGTTGAAGCTTGTAAAACCTGTGTTTAACAAAGCTGCAGCCTTAGTCTGCTTGGTATAAGCCATAGCGCGAGCTAGTGCTTTTGTATATCGAGCAGACAATGAGTCGTACAAGTTGTCTTCCATCGCTTCTTCAGTGACAGAGAAACCCATTGCAACGGTCTCATGGTTGTATCGAGCAGTATAATGCTCTTGTGCGTTATCATACGAAATTGATGCACCTTCTGCTTTCACAGGAGCCGCCCCAAAACCACTTAATTTGACTTCTTCTTCAAAGCTTCTGTCTGAAGATTCTGTCTCATAAATTTCTGAGTGTTCATTTTCGTATTTGTCGTATTCCAAGCCGTACAATGCGTTTAGGCCGGGAAGTAGCTCTTTAAGGAGCTGTGCGCGTGAAATAGCCATTAGTCAGTCTCCTATGCTTGACCTTTGTCCACAGTCATCGAATGATAACTAGGGGCAAATTTTACTAAAATATCCGGGAACCCATCAGTTGGCGGTGATACAAAACCCACAACTTTGAAGGCTTTTGTAGCTGAAGATGCATCTGCATCCATTGCCGTATTAGAGTTTCCAGTCGCAGTACTACCTGTAGAAGTAGATTGCACTGCTGCGAATGTAGTACACATGCCTAAGTCAGACTGAGCCATAACCGCGTCTGCTTGTGCTTGAAATAATACATTTGGGTCATCAACAACTAAAGCTTTCGCGTTTAGTTTACCTGAAGGGTAATAGTTCGAGTGAACTGTTTGACCTTCATCGTTCTGATACTCACAACCAACAAAAACACCAATAGCACCAATGCCATTACCGCCTAAGTTGTTGGTCGTTGCGTCAGCGCCTGAAGCGGTGCTAATCGCAATATACCCATCCGTCCCAATTATGACAACTTGACCATTAAAGATATTGGTCGCCTCGCCCGCAGGATCGATCAGGTATGTAGTAGTTGCCCCTGCATAGGGCATACCATCAGCACGTTTTACCG